AGGAGAACCCTCGGCAGCCTCACCAGTTGACTGGAATTTTCTGTCAGCCGTTTCGCTTATGTCGTCGGCAGTAATTCCCGAGAGCGCTGCATTGGTCGGCGAAGTGATGAGGGGTTGGTAATCCACACCAGCCCCGCCGAAAGCATAACCCCCCGCTTGGTACTGGTCCATGATCTCGGCGGTCGATAGCACCTTATCGTCCCAATAACACCCAGAATCCGCCAGTCCATTCCAGGCAGAATTCGCGTCAAAATTTCCCGCGTCGTCAACGTAGACTCCCCAGCCCATTCTTGTGCCAGTGGTGGCGAGCGTCGTGTCTACTGTTTCATACCCTCTGAGCGCTCCGTCAATCCATACATCCAGCTCTTTCGAAACGGCGTTCCATGTAACAACTAGGTGGTGTGTCGAGCCATCGCTTAAATTCTTGCCGAGGGAGGCGTCTGTAAAACTAGTAGAGATTGTATTGAGGAAAATTCTAAGCTCATTGTCTCCGGGATCATGGGTAATTCTGAAAATATCATTTCCTGATCCGTCACTAGCGATACAGAAGATTGTTTGTTCTGCTGCCGGTCCTGCCGCTCCATAGACCCATGCGCTAAATGAGACACCAATGCTGGTGCTGCAATCTAGGCCATTGATATAGAATGCCTGGTCGTCCCCTGCTCCCGTGCCTATCTGGTTGAACGCGAAGGAGAACCCAACAGGGGCCCCGCTCGCTCTTATTAGGCCGTCCTCTTCTGCTGTTGGGGGGTTCGCCGTCGTTGTGGCGTTGTTTCCGTTTCCGCTCGAGTCGATGACCGTCGGGAACCCGGAAGCACTTTCGTCCATTTTGTAAAATGCAGTCGGGCCTTGGGCGATGACCCGCGTGTCGTAACTGTCCGGGGAGGTTTGTCCCAGCAGGGGAATGTTGTCCGTGGTGTTGAGAAAAAGCCCCCCTACGCCGTTGCCCCAATAGGGGAACTGAAGGTTAGTACCCTGGAAGCCAGGGAACCCCTTAATGTTACTTCCCAGGACTCCCGTGAGTGGGGTTGTTTTAACGATGCCCGTGATACCAACGCCGTCAGTAGTGGCCTCCTCTAGAGCTTGCCCTGTGGCTCCCAACGTGGAACCTGCGTTGTTAAAGAGAGAGTTTCCTGTGAAAACGTCGTATCCGATTATGGTGGTGAGATTGGGCAGAAGGGTGGTTGACCCTCCGTTATAGTCCGAGGGGGAAAAGGGCCCAGCGCCCCACCTACGCTTGAGGGTTGCTATTAAGCTGCCCCCTCCAAAGGTGGTATCAACAAAGGTAGGGGTAAAGAGGTCAGACAATATTCCAGGGGTTAGCAGGTCGGTGAGAGGTGGTATAAGGTCCGGGAGAATCCACGTATCTATGTCAGACGAGAGGGGGTACCAGGTTTCCGTATACCCGCTTGTTGAGTTGACCCGGGCCAGCTCCCACTTTATCTTTCCGCTGCTCACGTCTACGTTTTTAGAGACTATCTCCCATTTATCCGCTGACGCTCCATCTGCCCCAAAGGTTAAAAAGGTGGGGTCGTCTAGAGTGATTAGATCCCCTAGCTGGAAGGCGTATTTTGTTAGGTCGGTCTCTACTGATACAACGGCCAGCCCCTCAGACAGTCTCTCAATTATATTTCTGGCCATGTAGACAACCATGGTCAAGTCCAAGAAAAGAACGTCCAGGGGAGTATTGGCGAAGGATGAGAAATCTATACCGGTTGCAGAGCCGCCCTCGAAGTATTGCCGACCGTTGGCCGTAAAGGTGAAGGTTCCCTTAATGGGGTGGGTGGAGGCCTTGAAGGTAGCGTCAGCGTCAAGCCAGTCTGAGCCCTCTATGTAATAGCCGGTGTCTTGCGTGGCGCTCTGGCATTCTAGCACCTCGTTCTTTATTAGCGTGTTGGCTGTAGGCGGCTCCCAGATAGCCCACAGATAACCTTTCCTGTCCGTGCCATTTAGCCCAGCGTTAACCCAATCCCCCATCCCGGACACACCAAAGAGAGAGCCCCCGGAAATAGTGACATCGGTGTCCGACGCATCAAAAGAATTATCGTGGAGAATAGAAAAGGCGTTCAGCCATTTGGTCTGTATAACGAGGTCTAGAACCCTCTCGTTTGCAGCCGCAAGGGGCCACTGGGTAACGAACTCAGTGGAATCTGTGTTGGTGTGGGTGATCGTGTGCCTGTAGTCGCTCTCTTCTCCTCCGAAGTCCAGCGAAATTTTAACCTGGTTATAAAAATCAACGAATGTTTCTTTCTGATTAAAGCTCTGTAGGTCATCGGCTCCCCACGTATCCAGGCTCGCGGCACTGGGGGAGTAAAGAGAAAACTTTAACTTGCCGTCTTCTTGGGGGATGACCGATCCCTGCATAAGTTGGCACAGCTCATCAATAGCCTCTTTGCCGTCCATCTCAGCTATGGTTGTGTTTCCCCTGCCGGTGTGTCCCCGGCACAGGTTAAAGTGGGAGATAGTGGTGTCATAGGTGGATGGGTCGAAGCTGGTAGCGTCGTATAAGTCAGTACCTATTGAGGCCTCGTCGAAGATGTCCGTGATGACTTGTAGGGGGTGCTTCTTGTAGTAGGCCTGGTTCTTTATTTTGAACGTCTTAACGAACTCAAATATATTTCTTGTTATTAGCTCGATGCTGCCCGGCTCTGGCTTTATATCCTGAAGGGTGCCAGAGAAGTACTCTACGTAGTCCGCCTCCGCTAGAGAAATCTCCCCTAGTTTGACGGTTACTTTCTTCCCTTTGCTTCTGGTTGTGGAAAGAATCCCACGCAAAACCCCATCATCAACGAAGACAATGGAACACTCCCCCATGGTTGCTGATCTTTTTATAGGGTCTAACTTCGTACCAAGTGGGGCGACGGCACTAACGCTAGCATCGTATGCCATCGTAGTACCTGGGGAGGAAACGAACTTGTGTACGATAGTCGTCGAACTCGTTGAAAGGTCGAGCTCAACCAAAAAGACGGGAGTACACCCGTCTCTCTCCATCGCTCTTACCCAGTTTACCGGTAGCGTCAGCATTTATTCCCTCGAAAAGAACGGTGCTTTTTCTATTAAGCTCATCGATCCCCTCTGAGTCTCATCCGCTCCAGGAGACCTCAAGAAAGGAAACACGGTGTCTTGGAGGTTTACATATATAGGATCGGTTTCGTCGGTGTTTGGCTCGTCCCACCATAAAAAGGGCTCCGTTCCCTCTTTGCATTGCGACCACCAGTCCCGGAATTGGTCTATCTCCCTAGACCCATAAGTAATGAAGCGTGGCTCCCTGATGGCCTGCCCTCGGTTGTATACATAGCGAGAGGATATTCCCGAGTTGCTGACGAAGGTTGTAGTTGACGCCGCCGTCGTCTCCATAGAGAAGGGAGGTAACGGCTTTCTGTAGAGCTGGCACCGCTTCCCAAGGATGACTTCTCCGAGTTCCGGCACTATTGGTGAGAGTGCTCCCGTGGTTATCTTGATCCTGCAATAAGTTACATTTGAAAATAGCCTGGGTAGCAGTGTCATCCCCAAGTCTAAACTAGCGAGCCGTTGATCAACCAAGGCATGGGGAGCGCTACCCGTCCACTCTTGTATTTCCTGCTCTCCAAAGAAGTTACCAAAGTTCGCCACAAAAACCTCAACAAATCTAGCCTCACCGAAATTATGGTTCAAAAGGCAAATCGTATCTGCGTCAAAATTTCCGCGATTCAAATCGTCCATAATCATTTCCAGGTACCAGGTAGTGGCGGCTGGTCCTGTTGGCTTTGATATGAGATGGGCTTGGTTGTCATAAAGACGGGAGGTAGGGAAGTCTGGGTCTGATACATCAACCCCCAGCGCCGTCTTCCATTTCAGGCTGAAGTTTGGAAACTCAGAAGTAGAGAGGTCCCGGAGTTGGTGGTTGGAAAGAATAAGCGGCTTGTCCGCCGTTGCATTCTCTAGGTCGACGGTTGGCACCCCTGTCTCAACATAAGCCATTTAAAACGCTCCTGCCATTTCCCGGCGTTTGAGAGCGGGAACCAGGAATGTATCTACGAATGTGTCCACCTCGGCCCGCGTCTGGGGGAATACTGATTGGTAGGTTACATTGACACCGCCCCCGGAGCCTCCCCCTTTGTCTCCAGCCGGTAAAACTGTCTCTCCCTCGCTCAATACTGCAAGCCCCTCAGAGCTGCTCATTCCGGGCAGGGAAACCAGTTGGTCTTTTCGTACCACCCCACCTTGGTGGAACTTGGTAAGGAAGCTCTCTACGAGGCCAAACATAACGGCCGCCGCCCCGCCTGCCACGATAGGACCGGCCCATGCCATGGAAGCCGCCTGTGACGCTGCTGCCTGAGCGGCCCACATCCGGATTTTTTTCATAACCACTTGTCTTAGTACGTCTACGCTTCCTTTTAGAAGGGTCTTTTCTATTTCATGTTGCTGGTTCCCAGCAGCAAGGGCGGACCCTATCGCGTCACCCATGCGAGCTGAAGAATTAACGGCAGATACGGCCATGTCCTGGCGGGCTTTCATCTCCGCCTCTAGCTTTTTCTTGGTCTCGTCTGACGTCTCGTTAGACTTGGTGACAATGGCTGCAACCTCTTCAAGAGGTGCCTTGACCTCGACGGCTGCCTTCTTGTTGTTTTCGAGTGATACCTGGGCTTCGTGGTTCATCTTTGCTACGCCGTCAGCAAGCTCTCCAACCTTTTTCGCGTTCTCACCGAAGGAATCAACGAGGTTATTGGACTTGATGGCTGTGGACTCTATCGCTGAGTCTATCTTAGCAAAAGCCCCCTCGTAGGCACCGCTTAAATCTGGGGCTATCAATCCGAGCTTCTCGCAGGCTTTAAAAATAAGTTCAAAAGGGGAGGTCACCATCTGGAGAGCCACGAGGAGCCCTCTTAGGATCATAAGAAGGCCGTTAACGGCCAGCATACCGACTATTTTCATTGCATCCCATTGCTTAGACATTCCCTGAAGAAGCCTAACCCCGAGATGCATCGCGTAGAACAAAACTTCCCACCCGTTTTTGATCCATTTGTGAATGGTGGCGGCGTTTCTGATCATCCCCCTGCCTAGCTCTAAAATGGTCCCCATCATGATATTTAGCACGGGCATCAGTGACTGGCCTATGATAATCATTAAGTCATTCTTTACGGAACCCAAGCTTCTTAACCTATTCGCGAACTGGTCGGATGTGTTCGCGGCGTCTCCTTGGATGTCGCTCATTCCCTCCATGATGAATTGGTAGCGTAGGGCAACCTTCTCGGCTTCGGTCATTTCTGCGAGAAGTTTATTTTGGCCCTGTGCGTAGGCAAACGCTTGGAGGCTCGCCTGGGACATGACCACACCGAGAGAACGAAGAGGCTCTATTTCTCCAATGATACCGGCCCGCAACTTCTCTAGAGCCATTTGCTCAGGTATGTTTCTGGCTGAGCTTACATCCAGGGACAGTTGAGCGAGGCCCTTTGAAAATTCTTTGGCCGCATCCTTTGACTTCATCATCGGGCCAAGAACGGCTTGGAACTCTGTAGCCATCCCAGCGACCTCAAACTTGGACCTTCCAGTGGCCTCCGCTACCGTGTCAGCCCAGCCAAGGACTTCCTCCTTGTTCTTTCCGAAGGTCAGCCCCATTAGGTTCATGCTCTCGGAAACATCGGACGCAGCCATGGTACTATCGGCTAGAAATTTCACGGACACCTTAAGCCCGTTGCTCAGCTTCCGGAGCCCAAACTTCAACCTTTCGACGCTCATTAGAGCGCTCTTCATGTCCTCCTTAAAGCCGCTGGACTTGAGTCCTAATTTTACCAGTATCGACGCGTCTGCCACTTAATCACCCTTTTTTAGGCGCGGTCATCTCCAACCACTTCGATGCTTCGAAGAGTAGAGTGACCGGCCATTTCTCGACCTCCAAGGGGCTCATGCTAAATTTCTGAGCTACTGCCCAGACTAGCTGCCTTTGGCGGTCGACGAGGAGTTTCCCTGAACTACCTCAACAGTTGCCTCGGTCAGGAATGAGGTGGCTGCCTCAGCGAGCAACTTGATCAACCCAATAGGTAGATCTTTCATTTGCCCGTTAGCACCCTCAAAGACAAGCTCGTCAGAATCAGGCGCGTATGTGCAGAGTTTCACCAGCTCCATTGCTACGTTAGACTCATCAAGGGCCGCGATCTTTTCCGTGATGCTTAGAGTTGGCTCGTGCACCTCGAAGGTTAGACCCTCATAATCTACCATCATCTTCCTGCCACGAAGCGCTAGTGCTTTGGCCTTTAGCTCTTCAATCTTGCCCATTTTTTCATTCCCTCTCTAATCTCAAACGGTTGTTCTAGTCACTGCGCCAGAAATCTGGAAGGACGCTGAGAACGTCACGATGTCGGCGACCGGTGCGCTGATCTCGTAGCTGTTCAATATTCCTTCCATAGTATACTTGACCTGTCCACCCGTGTTATCGGGCGCGAACTCAATGGTAGCCGTATCGGCATAACCCACTAGAGAACTCAGCGTTGCGTCGCTCAAGTTGGTGGCGCTGTCAAAATGTCCTTCTATAGATACTGTGTGATCTATCAAGCCAGGGACAAAAGTCTTATTGCTGTCCCCAAAATTTGTGCTGTCTGCGGTGTCGACGCTGGCGGGCAAACTGACTGAAGTGCAATTAGCACTCAGGTCCCTCAGTGTGTCCGTTGAATCGTCCACGGCAAAGTAAGCATTCTTTCCTACAATGGCGGCCATATTATCTCTCCTTGTTATTAGACCCGTAGATTTTTTCTATGGCGTCTTGTTTCACTCTCTATTAAATCCTAGAAACATCGTGAAGCTGGGGGTGGTTCCAGTGATGGTAAACGATGCCCTTACAAACTGGTTGACCGTCCCAGTGAACTCTATTCTCTCAAAAGACTTAGCTGCTGTAGCAGTAGTAAAGGAACCTAGCGTTGTAAACCCAGACCCAGAGGTGGTGCTGTGCTCAACGTCTATGTCCAGCGTGGGCGTGGTGCCTGACGCTGCCGTGACCTGCAAGAAACAAGAACCGCCGTTCGTTGTTCCGGCAGAGTTGTCTAGCTCTGACGTTGTGCCGGTAACCGTCACTGCGCCTAGTGGATGAAGAACCCTGATCCTCTCAGCCGCTGTTGACGATTGAAGCGCCAGAGATACGCTCACCACATCGGCCACGGGGGCGGTGATCTCGTAGCTGGTGCTGTTCCCTTCCATTGCCCACCCTGTGTTATTCAGGGTGTCGCCGTCGTATAACACAACTAGATTGTCGTCCGTATCACCAATGGTAGACTGGAATACTTGGTCCGTTGCATCCGTTGCTCCATCGAATAAACCACTAAGCGAGAAGGTCGCATCCGTTAAGCCAGGCACGTAGGTTTTCGCTGAGTCGCTGAAAGTCGATGTGTCCGCTGTGTCTTGTGACGCAGTAGGTGCGCTCGCTTCGTTTAGGAAGGTCGTCATGACCACCCCATTGAGGAGGACGATAGTTTGCTTTCCGTGAACCGTAGCCATTGTTTTATCCCTCTAAAAGTATAAATTCCCTGTCGCAGTCGTTGCAATGGAAGGACTCTGGGCCTTCCCCCATTGTTGAAGTATCCACCTTGCTATCGTGCGGGCATTCACCTGAGTGAACACTGTGCAGCTTAACGATAGCCTTGTTGATAAACTCCGTTGCACTCATCAGATCTTTGACGGCGCTCTCAAGTCTACTTGTTGCACCGAATTCTAAACCTGGTTTGTATTTGTCTGTAGTTCTCACTTAACCTCGAAACACTATTTTCTAAATTTATGCTCGTAAAGTTCCACCCGTCCCCAAGGCTCAAGCTCGCCCAGTTGAGAGTTTCCACCACGAGGTTGCTTATAAGGTTCACCTCGTCGTCTTCTTTCTCTTCGCTCCAAACATTGATTGAGAGTGTTACCTCTCTCCCGTTGCTATTGGTCCCGGCGAAAGTGTCATCTATAACCTCAGTAGCTGATGGAATATCCACGTAAGGAAAGCTCATATTATCCGGCGGGATTTGGTAAACCTGGGCCATTGCAGTGATGCTTGCGTTACCATTTAGGGCGGCGTATACCGCGTTCCGTGCTGCTAGTGTTGCGCTTCCTGCCATTACTTACGCTTCCTAATTTGTTTCCTAATTTCCTTTTTGATCATCCCCGGCAGCTCTTTTCTAACTTCCTCGTAGGCAGGAAATAGAAACGGTCTGCCCTTGGTCCCCTGTCGAGCTATCCTTCTTTGGATTGCCTTCGCTATTAAATAGGCCTTGTTTTTGTCCTTGGTAATCTTACGCTTAGCCCACCTAAAAAGCGGCTGTAGTGAGACCCAGTGAGGACCGCTCCCATATTCTATAGCTGATGCATAGGGGAGGTTGGAGCCGACCTCAGCGAAAACAGGCCCGGCGTTTGTTACCGGCCCGGCTTTTTTAGAGGCACCTTGACCGAATCCAAGAGACCTCTGTAACGCTCCTGTGTCTTTTATCATTGGGCTGTATCCGCTAACGATTTCAGTGACCGCCATCTTGTG